CTATATATTATAAAGATGTTTGGATATATACTATTCTTTACTGGAATTATGGGGGTTGTTTCAAGGATGACTGAATATATTCCCATATTAGACTTTGATAAACATATTGTTGCTCGCTCAGCAGTTAATGATCTACCAAAATCCTTTTCTTGGAGCAAAGTAGATGGAATTAATTATTTAACCAAAAATTTAAATCAACATATTCCCGTTTATTGTGGGAGTTGTTGGGCGCACGGAAGTGTTAGCGCTTTAGCTGACAGAATAAAAATAATGCGCAAAGCTGCATATCCGGATATAAATTTAAGCATTCAATTTATATTAAACTGCCAAATGGGTGGAAGCTGTAATGGCGGAGATCATCTTGCAGCATACAAAGCTATTCATGATTACGGATCAATCCCCTACGAAGATTGTATGGTTTATCAAGCCTGTAGCGGCGACTCTTCTGAGACAGGATGTCAAAATAAGCAAAATTTTGATTGTAGTCCAGTTAATATTTGCAGAACGTGTGATACTTTTAGCAACAAAGGGGGGAGGTGCAGCCCAATTAAATATTATCCCAACGCGACTATTTCCAGTTTTGGTGCCGTTCGCGATTCAACAAATATGATGGACGAGATTTATAAAAATGGTCCCATTGCGTGCGGCATTAATGCAGAGGTTATTGTTGATTACAAAAACGGTATTCTAGATGTTCCTAATAAACCCAAATTTGTAAATCATATTATTTCTGTTGTTGGGTGGGGTTATGATGAAAGCACAGGAAAACAATATTGGAATATTCGTAATTCGTGGGGAAGTTATTGGGGAGAATTAGGATTTATGCGATTGGTTTTGGGGGAAAACCAACTTGGTATTGAGAAAAATTGTGCCTTTGCAATTCCAGGTAGTTGGACAATTGATAATGTTCATTGTTTTGAAGATGGCAGCAATTGCCAATAAGCCGTTTTATATTTAAAAATAATTCATTTAAACCCTCGAAGAATTAAAATGGGACAAAATGCCATAAAAATCAACAAGGGTTGCCCTTCACATAGCGTGTAAATTTTGATTTTACTGGTTCGTCTAAACCAGTTGATAAATTTTTGTTGATTGATAAATAATTTGGTATTGTTTTGTTATTTATAGTATTATAAGAAATATTATAAATATTTGTAGCACAATTCACATATCTGTTTCAATAACCACATCCGTTCTTTTTTCAACGTTTCAACCGCCGACTTTTAGAGGATTTTTTTTGGTTTTCTAATTTCCTTGATTTCTTTGCTTTCTTTGACTTCCTTGATTTCTTTGCCTTCCTTGATTTCATCGTCTTTCGTGATTTCCTTGTTTTTCTCGGCTTCTTACCTCCTAATACTAATTTGGCAAAAGCATAATTGATATCATCTGAATAGTCACTTATTTCGCGACGAACGATTTCGTTGTAACTACCTACTTTCTTTGCTTCATTCATCAAATACTGTATAAAATTTGCTTTTCTCCCTTCTTCATCCATCCTTATTACGTCACGCTTTATAGCTTCGTTTTCCCACCAGCTAGATGCGGCGGCTTGTATATCAAATTTTGGATTCATTAATTTATCTAGTTCTTTATAAGTTTCATTTTCACAACCATCTTTACAAACAATTTCAACCGCACTCCCAACACATAAAACAAACCTTTCTATTATTCCTTTTACACAACTCATATTGTCACCTGGGCCAGCATAAGCTTTACACGTTTCATCTAAATAAGATATTATGTATTGCTGTTTAAAGTTGTCGTCTTGCTCAAAAGCAAAACTTATGCTTTTGGCTATTAATTGCTTATTCGTATCTGGTATAGATTTACCCATTTTTGTAAATGCAGTATTAAAATCAACCAATTTTTTAGCGTCATGAGGAAACAATGTTGTTATGTTTTCAGTAAATTTATTTCTTATAAACTCGTAAATGTCTCCCTCAAAATCGGGTTGATTAATAAGTCCGAGATAGTTAGGTTCTTTTGGTTCAAATGTAGTAAATGCGGTATGAACTTCAAATGCTATACCATGCATTGGTGCGGTTGGTGCGGTTGGTTCTAAAATTGCGCCTGTTAAATCTGCATCTGTTAAATTTGCGCCTGTTAAATCTGCACCTGTTAAATCTGCACCTGTTAAATTCGCGCGTTCTAAATCCGCATATCTTAAAATCGCATTTCTTAAATTCGCATCTGTTAAATCTGCACCCATTAAATTCGCATCTTCTAAATCTGCACCCATTAAATTCGCGTCTGTTAAATTCGCGTCAGTTAAAGTCGTGATAGTTAAATTCGCGCCAGTTAAATTCGCGCCAGTTAAATTCGCGCCTTCTAAATACGCACCTTCTAAATTCGCGCGTTCTAAATTTGCGCCTTCTAAATTCGCGCGTTCTAGCCCAACTCGTTCTAAATTCGCATTTCCTAAATTCGCGCCAGTTAAATTCGCATTTCCTAAATTCGCGTTAGTTAAATTCGCATTTCCTAAATTCGCGTTAGTTAAATTCGCGCCAGTTAAATTTGCGTCAGTTAAATTCGCGCCTTCTAAATTCGCATCAGTTAAATTCAAACCTGATAAAATCGCATATCGTAAATCAGCGCCGTCTAAAGCCGCATCGCTTAAATATATGTTTGTTATATTTTGTAAATTGATAGGCACTGCCCGTGGATCATGGACAACGCTTCGTAACGCTAAAAATAGACTTATTAATTTTTGCGAAAGTTCTTTTTTTGTATCTACTGTTGCTGTAAATAATTGCGTTTTTATTTCTTCTATTTCTGATTCTAGCAATAATCTTCTTGCTTCTATTATTTCGCTCATGTATTTTATATATACATATACATATTTACATAATTTCATCACCGAAAATCAGCAAAATACATTATAGTCGTAATTGTTATAATGTATAAGGCAACGTATTGCGCATCCATTGGGTGCAATAAGAAAAATAAATTAAGACGCACGCAATTCGTGTAAAGGTGTAATATACACACTCTTTATCTTGTAAAATAAAAATGTCCCATTGTAAATCTTCAAGGGTTTAAATATAAATGATGCGCAATTATTCTGCGCGTTGAACATTTTTTGTTGTTAAACATGTTACAATTATAAATATCATCGTTATATATCTTCTTATTTTTATATATTTTGCATTATAGTCTTGCGACTGGTCAAAAATATATAATTTATTAACTCGGTTCATTTCATCATTATTTGTTTTATTGTATGTAAATACCAATCCCGTAATCATCGCAAAAATCGCCACATCCGAAGGCATAACCGCAAATTCCGGTGTTATATTTTTATTAAATACTGCAAAAATAGCATCTGTGTTAAATATTTCCTTATAAGTAGCTTTAATAATTACTGACATTGATGCAATTTTTGTTTGGTCCATGCTAATTACATGATAGAGCGGAGTATTATTATTTAACAACCCGATATACGGTGGTTTATGAGTTTTATTAACAATAAACATTTCGTCGTCAATGTTTGAAAAACGATCAAACTCCCACGCAACTTCTCCGTGGTCCCATGCATCATTATTTTCACAATGGGAATTAAATCTTTTTATACATTTATTTGCGTGACATGGAAACAATAATCCAGTTATACGCGTTGAACATATAATTGATATCAATAAAAATGCAAACAAACTACCCATGCTATTCTCTATATTATATTTATATTTATACCCTTTATATAGTGACTTTAATGTTGGTTTTGCTTTTTGCCAATAATTTCTAAAAGTTGATTCAATTTTTCATCCAAGTTATTAATCCTGTCATTCATATTTTTTATTTCTGTTTTTACATCATATGAATTTTCTTCCTCTTTGACATATTTTAATTTTGAAAAAATATTATCAACCCCTTTTTGAACTGGTATTTCTTGTATATTTAATCTAATACCATTTAGTTCGGTTGATTCGTATTCCGAATTTGTGCCCCACGATATTTGTTTTCTATCAACTTTTGAAACAGGCTGAGCCAATGCGTCATATTTTACGTCGGCGTTTTCTAAAACTTGTCCTATTTGTATTAATTTTGGCGGTTCTTGATGAGCATATTGATATTGTATTTGTTTTTGATCCATTTGAATTTTATGATTCTCGTGTTGTTGCACTTTTTCAACCTTTGTAGATGTTTCCTTCGGTTTCAACCATTTTGCAACGTCTTCTTTATTTGCACCTTTGTGAATTTCTTCCATATCAAAATTTCGCTGAGCCAATGTTCTCGCAATTAATTCACTCATTGATCCGCCAATTGGTTCATCCAATTTACCATCATTGAAATTGGGAGCTTCTGGAACGGGTATTGTCATTGCATTATTAAAATCGTTTTGTTTTTCAGCCAATGATTTTTCAAATGCATTCATGCGCTCGCTATGTAAATCCTCAATTGTAAAATGCCCTTTATCATCCGGTGCGCTATTTAAGATATTTATTTTTTGTGGTTGTTGAGGCTGTTGTTGAGATTGATGAGGTTGCTGTTTTAAACTACTAAAACTTGCCATTATTTGCGTAATAAAATTTTTATTCATTTGAATCAAATTTTGATTGATTGATTTCTCTCTTTCAAAGAAAATCCTAGCTTGATTTATATAAAACCCTCTGGCGTGTGCAACGTGTTCTTTCGTTCTAAATTTATCTTTAATATCATCCAAAATTATTTCCCATAGCATTTCAATATTTTCGGTTGTAATGAAATCTATATTTACTGGTGTTGTCATTTTTGTATATAATTAATTTAATAAATATTATTTATATACTTTTTATCGTTTTATTACAGTTCGTTATTAAAATACACCCTTCTGAATTGTTCCATATATTTATCATTCATAATGTGAGTCTTAAAGTAACTGCTATCGTGTCTATCTTCTAGCATATGCGCAATAAAATATAATGAATAAATACCACATTCAGTATCCCCATATTGATGTTCAACTGGCGCATTTTGGTCAAACTTAAAACGAATTGGAACCTTTAATTGGTTCCCTTGTTTTATCACTCTATTTACTAACTTCATGACCTGTTTGGGCGCTTTGTCGCCTGCACTATCAAAGAAAAATATCTCTCCCTTTTTAATATTTATAAACATTGAAACCCAGTGAGATCCGCCTTTATAGTGTGGGTCCAAGTTAAAAATAATGCCGATCTTAAATCGCTTACTCTTTATTTCATCTTCTACATTAAAATGACACAACTCCTCCCAAACACACTCGCCGTATAATTTATGCGTATCAAAATCAATTGGAGATGGGCCAATAAAATCAAAACAGCTATATTTATCTTCATATTGTTTCATTACTTCTAAAATATCAGTGCTTGACAACCATTCGTTAGGATTTTTGCTCCACTCTTTTGGAGAAACGGGAGCAAATGATGTTTCCAATTCTTTATTTAGTTTTCCATCCACAAATTTTTGCTTTAACCAACAAGATTCTTTGTTACAAACACTGCTTAATTTACTATTTAATTGACTCCAAATTTCCTTTGCATCATCTGTATTAATTTGCGAATCGGGACGACGAGCATTCCATAAATCCTTTAACTTATACAAAGCATCGTCCTCTAAACATGTGTATTTTTTTCCAGCAGTTTTAGGACTGCAACGCAATTTAATAGTATTAAATTTCTTGATCATCTTTTCTCTAAATATATGATTTCTTCTTGTTGTATGACGTGGCTTTTTCTTCAGGCTCCTATTTTTTATCGTTTTTTTCATGGGTGTCATTTTTTTCTGAGATTTCCTCATATTTATTATTGATATTATTCTTTTTACGAATACCTTTATTTTTCAAAATGGGGTCCTTTAAATTAATATCCTTTTGTATTGGCATTATTAAAGGTTTTTGCGCTATTTTAGTTGATGTTCTTTTAACCAGTTTTTCAAGCGCGTTTGGCTCTGTTATATTAAACGAACGCATTAATAATTTATTCGCTTCTGTTTGTGTATTTTCTGTAATAGAACTATCATTTGGATTTACTGCGTCCGTAATGCCATCATAATCTTCTTGGAGTATATCTGTTTTGTCTAAAATTTTAAAATACTCTATACATATTTTTACATACGAATCAAAGGCGGTTGAAATATCGGGAAATATTTGCTCCGGCTTTTCATTATTTAATAATTGTTTTGTCAAGTCAAAAATACGTCTTTTATAAAATTTTTTTTCTTTTTTATTCACGATTGATGTGTTAGATTTATGTTGATTTTGTCCAATATATCTTGCATATTGGTCTTTGTTCATTAAGTATTCCAATGTTAATTCGGATATTAAATTATCTGACATTTATCCTTGAAGAAATTCTTAATGGTTCTTTAAGTTGTTATATATAGTTTTTATTTTTCTTATTTTTCTTATTTTTTAACACCTTTGTTATCTACAAACATACTTAAATACAAAAATATTAATTGTATATTATGAAATACATAACTACTATTATAAAAAAGTTCATGCTAAAAGAGCTGCCAAAACCCCTTGGTAGATGGAGAATGGAAAATTGTAATACGCAAATAAACCACAAAATAGATTTATCAAACGAAGACCATTGTGGTCCTTGTGGGCAGTATGCGTTAGAGAAAATAGAAATAGAAATAAAAAAAAATAAGAATGGTCATGTAGAAAAACAAAACTAATAGTTTTTTATTATTAATAAAAAATAAAAAATAAAAAATTATAATATGCGTGAAAATCGTAACCGTTATATACAACAAATAGAGGTGCAATATCAATTTGTGGTGCAGGACATTGGGATTAATTGCAGTTATTGTTACCGGGTGGTAAATCTCTTATCTGTTGCCTTGTGCAGTTTTGAAACAACCCCTGTCCAATGTGTTCGGGGTTTGGGTTAAATGGGCTAAAGTGTTCTTTCTGAAACAGACCGGGGAATGGCTGTTGTGTATTATTATTGTTGCTGTTGTTATTTGTATTTTTGAAATTAAATTTATACAAATCACTATCGCTGCTAGGAACATAAACTGCCTGACTACACGATTGTAAAGCATAAATTTGATTCCTTAATTCGGATTCTGTGTTGATATTAGTTGCAAATCCAGACCAGGGCGATTGTGAATTTCCAGGATTAAAAACTTCGTTTGTGTTATAAATCGGTTGTTGTTTTAAAGGAGTCTTTATAGGGGCTCGCGGATCAACAATCGGCATAATAGAATATTTAGTCATAACAGGTCTCACGCTTAAATATGGTTGCAACATGTGAGATGGAATGTTTCTATCATAAATTCGCGTATTAATGGAATTAGTTATTTGGGAGGCACATTCTTTGGAACTTGGAGTTGTCATTAATATAATGAAATATAATTTATTTTAGATTTGCTACACTTTACAAAAATTTATGTAAAATCAATATAAAAGAAAAATAGGTATAATAATATAACAGGTCATATGTGTGGTATATTTTCATTATTGAATAATTCATCATTTTTTCAACAACAATTTATATATGATCAGTTTATGAAAGGGCAAAATAGGGGACCCGAATTTTCTACATTGCAAACATTTTTAAAATGTATGTTAGGTTTTCATCGCTTAGCAATTAATGGTTTAAACGATGCATCCAACCAACCAATTATAATTGGCGACGTTGCTTTGATCTGCAATGGGGAGATTTACAACTATAAGGAACTGTATAAAATGATAGATGTTGAACCAACAACCCAGTCTGACTGCGAAATTATTATCCATTTATATAAACAATATGGTATGAAACAAACATTGCAAATGCTTGATGGTGATTTTTCCTTTATATTGTGTGATTCTGGTATTTATAATAAAAACTCAAAAATATATGTTGCTAGAGATCCTTATGGTGTAAGACCATTGTATATATTAAAACCAAAAAATATTCAAAGCGACGTTTCTGGGGTAAAATCAGAAATATTGGTGAAGGATTTTGACCCTATTTATGGATTCGCGTCAGAGCTTAAAGTTTTAACAAAATTTAATGATGCATTATCAAATTATACCGTTGAACATTTTAAGCCAGGAACGTATTCAAAATTTACTATGCCATTTACAGTTTCTCCTTGCTGGAATATTAAAAAGGAAAACGTGAGATATCACACTTTTGGGTTTTCAAGCATAGTATCTGAGACGCAAAATGATTTGCCGAAAATTCTTCAGAATATTCAATATTATTTGACCGAATCTGTTAAAAAACGCGTTCTAATTACCGAACGACCAATTGCATGTTTATTATCAGGTGGATTGGACAGCAGTTTGGTTACTGCTCTTGTAAATGAGTGTCACAAGCAAAATTCTGATAAGCCATTGGAAACGTTTAGCATTGGTCTAGAAGGTTCGGAAGACTTGAAATATGCTCGCATTGTCGCAGATTATTTGGGGACGAACCACACTGAAATTTTATTGACCGAACAAGACTTTATTAATGCAATTCCAGAAGTAATATATACAATTGAAAGTTATGATACTACCACGGTAAGAGCAAGTATTGGGAATTACTTGTTGGGAAAATATATTGCCGCTAATAGCGATGCAAAGGTGATTTTTAATGGAGATGGTTCAGATGAGTTATGTGGCGGTTATTTGTATATGCATGCCGCTCCAGATGCATTAGAATTTGATAAAGAATGTCGGCGCCTTTTGAAAAATATTTATGCGTTTGATGTGCTGCGATCAGACAAGTGCATTTCATCACACGGCCTAGAACCTAGAACTCCGTTTTTGGATAGAACTTGGGTTCAATATTATTTGAGTATTCATCCTTTATTGCGGTATCATCCGGGAAATAAACAATGTGAGAAATATTTATTGCGAAGCGCATTTAGCGAGGCAAATTATTCAAACTTAATTGGACGCGCGTTGTTGCCGGATTGTGTGTTATGGAGAACAAAGGAAGCATTTAGCGATGGGGTCAGCAAAACCACGCGATCTCTTTATGAAATTATACAAGAAAGTATTGTTTTACAGTCATCTTCTCCCATTAAAAATAATGTATTTCAACATAATCCTCCTAACACGGACGAAAAGTATTATTACAGAAATATATTTGAAAAACATTATCATGGGTTAGAAAATGTTGTTCCATATTTTTGGATGCCGCGATATGTAGAAGCAAAAGATGCAAGTGCGAGGACCTTGACTATTTATAATATAAATAAATGATTTTATTCGCAACATAATATATAAATTCTTTCATGTTTTCAGACAAACTAATCAATTATCAAAATACCGGCTTCAATATATTTATTGTCACAAGTTATTTGTTATATATACTGTTTGCAGTTGGATTATTTTCTAGCGCGCCACAATATATAGAGAAATTAGATTATTATGTTAAAATTTACATTAGTTTGTTTTTACTGTGGCGTTTTAACCCGTTTAGAGATTTAAAATTTACAGATTTAGACAGAAAAATTGCATTTAGTGCGGGAATATTTTTATTTACTACAAGCACGGTTAATCAAATACTTATGAAGTATTTGAGCAATGCAGAGAATATAGTTCAAAAAAATATTGCAGCTAATTTTTTAAAGACTCAACAATAAATTCATCTATATTATCGTTACACAATAAATGGACATGTGCATTTATTTTGTCATCATCCCAGTTCCACCATTTTATCTTTACCAATTGTTCTATTTGTTCCGTTGTAAATCTATATTTAATTAATTTTGCAGGGTTCCCTCCGACTATACTATAGGGTTCCACATTTTTAACCACGTGACTGTTGTTTGCTAATACAGAACCATCTCCAATGTTTGTTCCTGGCATGATTGTTACATTTGCACCAATCCAGACATCATTCCCTATAATTACATCACCCTTTATTTTTGGATGACCGATTCCATTAAATCCATTAAACACATTTTGATTTATATGACCAAATGGATACGTAGAAACCCATTGCGTATTATGACCACCACCCAACCAGACATTTACATTATATCCAATTGAACAGAAATTACCAATTATTAATTTTCCACCATCAAAATCAAAATGTGTATTAATATAATTATGACCATATGTATATTTACCAACTGACATTAGTTATTTATGTAGTATTTAATAATACTAATACTAGTTTTAAATAGAATTAAAACTATTTTATATTTTATCGGTTCTTTAAAGTTTTTGACTTGTAAATCTTATTTTTTAATGTTTTTTTATGCCTCGGGGGTGACGGAGGAGAGTTTGAATTTTTATTGAAAAATGTTTGCAAATGCGCCATTGTTTTTTTGGTAACAATTTTATCAATTTCATATTCTTCCTTGTTTTTTCCAGAATAAATAAATGTATAATTATTCATATTATTTGTCATAAATTGTATAAATTCTGCTTCTTTAGTTTTATCTATAAATTCCTTTGCAATATTGCTTTGCAAAAATCTATGAATCATCAAGTCAAATTGTAAATCGTGAATATATGGTTTAACCTTTATATAATACACGTTATCGTAGTTCATTCCCGGATAATATGTATCATCAAGATAACAAAACTCTGTATTTTGAGAGACTTTAGTGCATTTTATTAAATCCTTCATTGTTTTATCGTGACTAGAACGACACAATTCTACCCTTTTTCCATTTATTTTGAATGCAGATATGACATGATTAAATAACTTATATTTTAACTTGTTTTCAAAATAATTTTTAATATATTGGACCCATTCTTTAGGCCCTTGATTGTTTGTATAAATCAGAACACTTTGACATTGTTTAGATATTTTCTTGTATTTTAAATATTGAAATATTGTTAATATATTTGGACGTATAAATTCAGGATATAAATCAAGTATTTTATTAAATTCTTCTTGTGCTAGCCGTTTTTTATTTTCTAAAAGGCCAGAGTTCATATAATTATTCAATGAATCCCAAAATATTCCAAATTCTACAAAATATCCAATGGTTTCATCCATATCAAATATAACTATTTTTGATTTATTGAGAGGCATCTAAGATAGTCGTATATTTTAAATACCGATAAAATAGTTATTTTTGCACAATTTTAATATTTGTGCATTTTATATTCATTATGTTATCTGGAAAAATCGGCGAAAAATTAGTTGTATCTCTTGAAGAAAAAAAACAACAACTTGTTAATAGTATGAATATAATGAAAATTCAACAAAGAAGAATTCAACAATATAAAATGAATAAAAAAACAGAATATAACAGTGTTATTCCCTTAAAAATCTTTCAAACGTGGCATACTAAAGAATTGCCACCACATATGAAATTTACTGTTGAAAAATTGAAAGAGAGACATCCGCGATTTGAACACTTTTTGTTTGACGACGATGATTGCAGAGACTTTATTATTAAAAACTTTGATAATAGTGTAGTGAAAGCATTTGATTCATTAATACCAGGCGCATATAAGGCCGATTTATGGCGTTATTGTGTATTATACATAAATGGTGGAATTTACATGGATATCAAATATTCTTGCACGAATAGTTTTAGGTTAATTGAATTGACCGAAAAGGAACATTGGGTGTTGGACATTGATGGAAATAATATATATAATGCTCTTATTGCTGTTATGCCGAAAAATGAAATGTTGATGAATTTAATTAATCAAATTGTTGTAAATGTGCAAAATCGTTATTATGGTTCTAGTTGTGTAGATCCAACTGGTCCTGGTTTAGTAAGTAAATATTTTAATCAATCTGATAAAAAATTTATTGAATTAGAACACATTTGGAATAGATCAAATAACAGCAAGTTTATTCTTTATAAAAATGTGGCAGTGTTAAAAATGTATAATGGATATTATGATGAGCAAGATAAATACCAGAAAGTTGTTCATTACTCTAAATTGTGGTCTATGAGAAAAATTTATAGATAAATTTCATCAACATTTACATTAGTTTTTCAAAACGTTCTCTTTTCCATCCATCATTTTGAGAACCCAAAAATAGATGTTGTATCATATTATTGTGAAACATTTGAGATTTAAAGCAAATCATAGTAGGGTTTTTATATACAAAATATTGTTGTCTATTATTAAAAATTTGGCAATTATTTTCTTTTAAATAATTTTCAACTCCATCTGAAAACAATGCCGGGCCTGTTAAGAAATGAATAATATGTTCTCCTTTTATCACGGGCATTTCTAAAATTCTTTTTATTGAAAGCTCTATAACTGATTTTAAAATAGGTGAATTTGCGGGGGCAGCAAAACACCATTGGCATAAATATGAATGTTCATTTTCAGGCGCGCATACAAGCATCGTGTCATACATTGTAAATATGTTTGGATTGCACTTACATATTGTGTCAGCATCTGCGTATATTCCACCAAATTTATAAATTACACAATATCTCCATAAATCGGCTTTCATTACTGCCATTGGTAGTTTATTATATGCCTCATATATGCCTTCACCAAACAATTCAACCATGTCCGTTTTCATAAATTCATCGCACATTTCATTTGTATAAAAATGGTATCCGAATTCCGGAACATGTCGTCTCCACGAGTTGATTGCATTCTGCAATTGTGGTTTAGACCGTATATATTGCACTGATTTGTGCGTTTGAAATATCCTTTTAGGAATGGATGTATTCATTTGAAGTGATTGGTCATCAACTTCCTTTTCAGTAATTGTAATTTCCATTATATTTTAAATTAATTTAATATTTGTATATTCTAAACACAACAATGCCGTATAAAATTAGCAATTCCGACTATTCCAAAATTCTTAATTACTATGCAATGCCGATCCCTAAAAATAAAACAGACCTAAAACAAATCGCTGAAGATATGTTGGCGCAAAAACTATGCTCTTGTATTAAAAAATTGGGCGGACCAAAAAATGAAGCACGTGCAATTGGTGTATGCACAAAAAGCGTTATTAATAAAAAGGGGTTAAGTCGCGGTAAATTTAAATGCACTAAAGGTAGAAAGGTAGAAATCACAAAGAAAGTAAGAAAGATGAATATTGGAAGAAAACAAAAAACACAAAAACGCCGTTAAATTTTTTTATTTATTATCTATTATATTTATATGTCTAATCACGATAAATATGATATAATTATTGTTGGTGGTGGAATTTCAGGACTTTACAGTGCATATAAAATTCTCCAAATGGCTCCAGAAACCAAGTTATTAGTGCTTGAACGTTATAAAAGGCACTGGCTTGGCGGAAGACTCGGAAACGAAATGTTTCAAGGAACTATGGTTGTTAATGGTGCAGGCGTTGGCCGCAAAGAAAAAGATCATCTGTTAATTGACTTATTAAGAGAGATGAAAATACCATACAAAGATTTCCAGGTTTCACATAATTATGCGGCAACAATTTCCACCCCGTGCAATGTCAAGAAAATAATATATATATTGAAAAAAGAACTTAAAGAAAAATCCGGTAAAACGCCAGTTAGGAAAACATTTAAAGAATTTGCACTACCAATTCTCGGCGCCGACTTGTATAAAAATTTTACGGTTTGCTCTGGATATACCGACTACGAAAATGAAGATGTATATGATACCCTTTATAATTACGGGTTTGACGATAATTACGGCAACTGGACTGCTCTACATATCCCATGGAAACAATTGGTTGAAACTATTTCTAAAAAAGTTGGGTTTAAAAATATTCGCGTGTCTAGCAATGTTACAAATATTGAAGTCGTCTCTCCATGCAATTACGTCGTTCATACAGATAAAGATGTGTCTTATTCGTGCAATAAAATTATTCTAGCAACGACTATAAGCAGTGTTTTAAATCTTGTTCCTGGCGCTTCTGAAAAAAATAGCATTTATCAACAGATTCACGGGCAAACATTTTTGCGACTATATGGCAAATTTTCAAAATCATCTGCGCAGATTATGAAACAATATATTCATGGTCAAACAATTGTTCCAGGAC